TAACATACTTCTATTGTTTTACATTCAAAAACTAATAAATAAATTTAGAAAAGTCCAATATTGTTATTTTGTCAGTATAAAAAAAAATATACTGACATATTGACAGTTTTTATGGAATGGCATATATTTGGTAAAAAATGTGAAAAAATAAACATAAAAATAAAATGATAAAAAAATGGGAAAAATAATTGGAATTGACTTAGGAACAACTAACTCGTGTGTTGCCGTCATGGAGGGCAAGGAACCTGTAGTTATTGCTAATAGTGAAGGAAAAAGAACCACACCATCAATTGTGGGGTTTGTAAAAGAGGGCGAAAGAAAAATCGGAGACCCTGCTAAACGACAAGCAATAACAAATCCTGACAAAACAATTTACTCAATTAAAAGATTTATGGGATCTTCTTTTGATGAGGTTAAAAACGAAACATCAAAGGTCCCTTATAAAGTTATTAAAGAAAATAACTCACCAAAAGTTCAAATTAACGATAGAACTTATTCACCACAAGAAATATCTGCGGCAGTTCTTCAGAAAATGAAACAAACTGCGGAAGACTATTTAGGTCAATCTGTAACTGAAGCAGTTATTACAGTTCCTGCATATTTTAATGACGCTCAACGTCAGGCAACTAAAGAAGCTGGTGAAATTGCAGGACTTACCGTAAAAAGAATTATCAACGAACCAACAGCAGCGGCATTGGCTTACGGACTTGATAAAATGTCAAAAGACATGAAAATAGTAGTATTTGACTGTGGTGGTGGAACACATGATGTATCAGTCTTGGAACTTGGTGATGGTGTATTTGAAGTATTGTCAACTGATGGAGACACTCACTTAGGTGGAGATGACTTCGATCAAGCTTTGATTGACTACTTAGTTTCTGAATTCAAAAAAGAAAATAGTATGGACATTTCAAAAGATCCCATGGCACTCCAAAGACTTCGTGAAGCGGCCGAAAAAGCAAAAATTGAATTATCTTCTTCACCTCAAACTGAAATCAACTTACCATATGTAACCGCAGATTCAACAGGACCTAAACACTTGGTAATGACTATAACAAAATCTAAGTTTGACCAGTTAACACAATCTTTGGTAGATAGAACAATCGAACCTTGTAAAAGAGCAATGTCTAACGCAAATCTTACTGTTGGTGAGATTGATGAGATTATCTTAGTTGGTGGATCTACTCGTATTCCTGCGGTTCAAGAAGCGGTTAAAAAATTCTTTGGTAAAGAACCTTCAAAAGGGGTAAATCCTGATGAGGTAGTTGCTTTGGGTGCCGCAATTCAAGGAGGAGTATTGGCTGGTGATGTAACTGATGTATTATTGTTAGATGTAACACCACTTTCATTAGGTATTGAAACTATGGGAGCTGTTTTTACAAAATTGATTGATGCTAACACAACAATACCAACAAAAAAATCAGAAATTTTCTCAACGGCGGTAGATAATCAACCAACAGTAGAAATTCATGTTTTACAAGGTGAAAGAACAATGGCTAAAGATAATAGAACTATTGGTAAATTCCATCTTGATGGATTACCACCAGCAAGAAGAGGAACTCCACAAATCGAAGTGACTTTTGATATTGACGCAAATGGTATTATCAATGTATCGGCTGTTGATAAAGCAACTAACAAACAACAATCAATTAGAATTGAGTCATCTTCAGGTTTATCAAAAGATGAAGTTGAAAGAATGAAAAGAGAGGCAGAAATGAATGCTGAATCAGATAAAAAACTAAAAGAAGATGCGGATACACTAAATTCGGCGGACTCTTTAATGTTCCAAGTTGGTAAATCTATGGAGGATCTTGAAGGTAAAATCACCGAAGATGAAAAAACTGAAATCAACGCATCAATTGATAAATTAAAATCCGCTTACGACAAGAAAGAAATTTCAGAAGTAAAAGTTTTAATAGAAGAGGTTAACAAAAAATTCCAAAACATAAGTCAGAAGTTGTATGAACAAACAAACAACGATGAAGTAACAGAAGAAGACTTTGCAAATGTAGAGTTCGAGGAAGTGAAATAATCTCTTAAATTTTAATGTTAGAAATCCACCTTAGGGTGGATTTTTTTTTACCTATATTTATTTTTAAATAAAAAAATCATGGCAATAACAAGTGAAATAATTAGCGGAACTACAATTCTAAATGAAGTGGAATCCTCAAATATTGTAAGATCACAATACGATACGTTAACCAAAAAAATGATCGCGGAGTTTAAAAACGGATCTATATATGAGTATAGCGATGTCCCACATCAAACATATACTCAATTTAGAATGGCGGAATCCCAAGGAAACTTTTTTAATAAAAACATTTCCAAAACCCATACATATAAGAAACTATAATTAGAAAGTATTTATCTGTATGAATACTTCAGAAATTATAAAGAGTTTTGAATCTCAAGACAACCTAAACCCAAAGATTTGGGAAAAGGAGGGTAAGTCATATATTATGAAACCTGAAGTGAGAGAAAAACTTTTAGAAACCGCAAATATCTTTATAGATTTTTTAGGTGTCGATGTAATTGTGACTGATATAATTATGATCGGTTCATTAGTTAACTACAATTGGTCTAAATTTTCAGATATAGATTTACACATTGTTGTAAATTACAATCAATTTCCAAATAACTCGCAAGAATTATACGTTGAATTTTTTGATTTGAAAAAAATCATATTTAATGACAGACATAATATAAAACTATTTGGGTATGATGTTGAGTGTTTTGTGCAAAGTGAAACTGAAACAACATTTAGTAGTGGTATATATTCTGTTTTGTATGACATGTGGGTTAACGAACCAAAAAAATCTAAAAATAAAAATATTGATATAGAACTTCTTAAAGAAAAGGCAAATCAATGGATGAGAATTATTGATGGTGTTGTTGAAAACATAGATGACGAAGATCCCGACGAAATAAAACGTTTGGTTAAAAAATATAAAGAAAAACTTAAGAAATTTAGAAACTGTGGACTTGAAAAAGGTGGTGAAATGTCTTTGGAAAATTTAGTATTTAAACTTTTAAGGAGAAATGGGTATATTGGTAAACTTTACGAATTACCAACTGATATTATAGATAAAAAATTATCTATGAATCAATAAATAATCAAAAACAAAAATATTCTTATAAAACGATATATTTATTAAGAAAAAAATAATACATATTAAATAACACAAATATGGCAGGAATTAAACCTATTGGTAGTGAAAAACTTGAGGGAATGGATAAAATTAGACGAATGATGGAAATTGCTCGTTATAATGAGAATATTCCTCAATCAGTTAATGAAACAAAATCCACAGAATATAGCATCTCTTTAGCGGATGGTAATATGTATCGAATTGAAAAAGAAAGACAAGGATACATTATTAAGACGGCAATCAATGAGTCTGAATCGGACTATATTGAACCTATGAAATCAAGAAAATATTATTCTTCATATTCTCAGGCATTAAAACGTTTAAATTTAATGACAAAAGAGATCAATACACTTTATGAAAATGAAGAAGGAACTTCCCTAATAGGGGAGCAAAAAAAAAAGTACGTACTAAAAACTCCTAAACCTAAAGCAGCACCTGAAGCTGAAATGCCGGCACCTGAAATGGCTCCGGCACCTGAAATGGCTCCACCACCTGAAGCCGCACCTGCCCCTGAAATGGCACCCGCACCTGAAATGGCAGCCCCTGAGGTTGCAGAACAAGGAGTTCCCGCTCCTCCTGTAGAGGGAGAAATGCCACCTGCACCTGCGGAAGGAGAAATGCCACCTGCAGAAGGAGAAATGCCACCTGTAGAAGGAGAAATGCCACCTGTAGAAGGAGAAATGCCACCCGCAGAAGGAGAAATGGAAGGTGAAGAAATGGAAATAGATGTTGAGTCCAAACCAAAAGAGAAAAAAGTTTCCGATTTAAAAAGGATACAAATATTAGTTGGTAAGTTAGCACAAAAAATCAGATCATATAACGAAGATAAAGAACTTTCAGCAGAAAACGTAAAATATGTAATCAACTCTATATTATCGGCTTTAGATGTTGATGTGTTAGACGAAGATGATTTAGAGGAAATTATTTCTAAACTTGAGGGTGGTGATGAAGAAGAAGGTGGTGAAGAAGAATTTGAAATGGAGGACGAAGAAATGAGTGGTGAAGAAATGAGTGGTGAAGAAATGAGTGGTGACGAAATGGTACCTCCACCTCCGGCACCTGACGAAGCTCAACCTGAAATGGCTGAAGAGTACAGTAGTTACGGTGATGCGTTTAGAGATTATTTACCTTCGGCATATGGAAACATCGCCATGAGAGGAATGCAAGGTGAAAAAACTGAGTCGGCCAGACATCATAGTGATAGTTTTAACGATGATTTAGAAGTTATTGATTTTGATGAAATTGAAGAAGATGAATATCATAGAGAAAGACGAAGAGGTAGAAAAAATTATCCTGATGTTGATAGGTTTGAGCACGGAACATTTTCTGAGTCAGTTGTAGACGGAGTTTTATCAAGATATTTTGTGGCGAGTAAAAATGAAATTAACGATTTCAGATTAAAACAAAAAAGAAGAACTAACGAAAACTACGCTAAAAATAAAGACAGTATAATAAAATTGTGTGAATCCGCAGAACAGTTAGATGCGGCTTTAGAATTTATTGAAGAAAACCCAAGAACTCACTTAATCGGTATTTCAAATAAAAAAACACTCATTTTTAAAAACGGTATCAATGAGGTGAGAATAACTGATGATGGATTTATAATATGAATAAACTAATTTACATAAATGGATTGGGACCCAACTATAAAGGGGACAATATTTATGAATTTATTTTTTCAGAAACTTTAGAGGTTTTTGGTGAGAACTGGGAATCTAAACCGGCAAATGGATATCCATTACCACCTGATTTAGAATACATAAAAAAAGTGGGGACTTTAGTTAATGAAGACGTTGAATTTGATTTAGTTCAAAATTCAGACGTATTTTCAGTTATAGATTCTATGGATGGGGTTTTAGCATTAGGATGGGAAAAAGAAACGGACGAAATTGATTTTTCTTTAGTTAAAAGATTAGTTTTCCAATTTGGTGAATTAGAAGAAAGTGTGAAAAATAAACTATATGAAAGAGATATAGTATTACAATTTGAAAAAGAGTTAAGTTATGAAAAATAATAAAAAGGTTATTTTTTTGATTGAAAATGGTCTTACACCAAGAACTTTAAATAAAATGTCTGAATCTCAGATCAATCTTCTTTTTGAAAAATTTAAAAGAATGAAAGGTGAGGAGACTAAAGAACAAGTACAACAACAACAGACAACAAAAACTATTGTTGGGCCAAAAGGTGGTAATGTTACACTAAAACCAGGTCAAACAACAGTTAGTTTGAAACCTATGCCTAATGCACCTGGTAGTATGGAGGTTATAGAGAAAGAATTATCTGAAGATGAAACTGATGATATAACTTCATCAAACGCTCAAGGAGCCGTTAATTTACAAAAATATACAGGTCAAGAAGCTCCTCACGACGCTAATGACATGGCACCTGATGGTATGGATGATGATTCAGATAATGACAGATCTAACATGGGTATGTCAGAATCAACATTAAATGAAAAATTTGAGTCAAAAGCCCAACAAGGATTATTTTGGGCTCGTTGTAATAAATGTTCCGATAAGAAATGTAAATGGTGTAAAATGGCAAAAGAATTTTCAGACTCTACAACCAAAAAGGAGTATAAAGATATGCCAGAAAAAAAACATCCTGAAAAAACGGTTAAATACAAAAAGAAAAAAACAAACGAAGATTTACAAAGATTTTTAGAGTACCAAATTTACGAAATGGTTGATTCTCAAATCCAACCAAAAATGACAAAAAAAGATCTAGTTGAAGCAATTAAAAAAAAATTCAAAAATAAAGATTCCATGATCATTCGTAGACCTAAAAAACTTACAATGTTTTCAGACGAGGCTCCGGTGGAATTACCAATCAATAAAATGTTTTCAATAGGTAAAAAGTAGTCTTTACAACAAAAACCCTGAATTGATATTTATATTATATGGGTTTAACTAAAGAACAAGTAATGATTGAATATGTGAAGTGTATACAAGACACTCCATATGCATTAAGAACATACCTACAAACTTATGACAACACAGTATCAAAGTATGTTCCACTAGAATTATTTCCTGATCAAATTTCATTATTAAATGATTATGAAGAATTTGAGGAAAATATCGCTTTAAAATATCGTCAAGCAGGTGTATCAACAGTAACTGCTGCTTGGATTTCTAAAAGATTGGTTTTTGCTAAAAAAACTCAACCTGAAAAAATATTGATAATTGCCAACAAACTTGATACGTCAATGGAAATGGCAAACAAAATTAGAGCGTTTGTTGACCAATGGCCTAATTGGGTCGGAGCAGGATTTTCAAACGATAAAAATTCACAAAGACATTATAAACTAAATAATGGATCTGAGGTAAAAGCGGTGGCAACATCAAAAGATGCCCTTCGTGGATTTACCCCAACAATTCTTGTATTTGATGAGGCTGCGTTTATTGAAGCGGACAGTGATTTCTGGGCGGCTTGTATGGCATCCTTATCCACAGGGGGTAAGGTAATTGTGGTTTCTACACCAAATGGTTATGACCCAATTTATTATGAGATATATGATCAGTCATTGAAAGGGATGAACAACTTTAAAATCTCTGAAATGTATTGGTACCGAGATCCAAGATATGCAAAAGATTTATATTTGGTACCAACGGATGATTTGATACACTATCTTCTTAATAGAGAAGAGTATGACGATTCAAAAAATATATCATTTGCTCATGTAGACCCATATAAAAGAGATTATGAAGAATTACAACTATTTTTTAATCA